TCATCGACCAGCGCTCGGCCGCGGCCCCCGCGGTGGAGACCCAGCGGGGCACCGGTGCGGGCGGAATGGAGCGGATCACGATGATCATCCGGGCCGAGGCCCGTGCCGAGACGATTCGGACCATCGGGGGCGGTGGGGCTGATCCGGCCCTGCGCGAGCGGTTCGGCGTGGCGCCCAGGACGCGCCGCTGATGGCCCTCGCCGACTGGCCCACCACGCTGCCGCGCTACCCAAACATGGAGGGGCTGACGGTTACGATGCCGAAGCTCCTGCTGTCCAGCCCGATGGACCAGGGGCCGCCCAAGGTTCGCCGCCAGACCACGGCAAACTACTGGCCGGTGTCCTGCATCTACGACCTGAGCGACGCCCAGGCCGCGATCCTGGTGGACTTCGTGCACGTCACCCTGGCCGGCGGGGCTCTGCCGTTCAACTGGTTCCACCCGCTCTACCGCAGCACCGCCCAGGCCTGCGTCGCCCGGTTCGATCCCGATAATCCGGTGGCATGGGCCCCGGCCTCGGGCGACGCCTGGCTGGCGGCGCTGCGCCTCATGATCATCCCGTGAGGTCCCTCAACGCAGCGCTCCAGTACGCGATGCTGCAGCAGGACTCGGCCGAGGTCCCGCTGGTCCTCCTGACGATCACGCACCCGTCGTTCCCCGAGCCGATCCGGCTGGTCAACAACGGGGTATCGAGCGACGGCTCGACCAACATCGTGCGCCCCGAGGGGACCTACGTCGCGTTCCCGTTCGACCTCGAGCTACCGTCCGACATGGACAACGAGGGACCCAAGGCCAAGCTCACCGTCTCGAACGTGAGCCGCGAGATCGTGGCCATCGCGCGCACCGGCGGCGAGGCGCCCCAGGTCACCCTGGAGGTCATCGCCGGGACCTCCCCGCTGGAGCCGGGCCCGAAGTTCGGCCCGCTGCGGTTCGGCACGCCGGAGATCACCGACCTGACCGTGAGCACCGACCTGGTCTCGACGGACGAGAGCCTGATGTCGGCCACCTACCTGCGGTTCGACGCCGTGCACTTCCCGGCGATGCTGCGGGCCGCCAGCTAGCGATAGCTGGCGAGGATGTTGCCCTGGAACCGCCAGGAACCGCCGCAGTCGTGCTGCCCGTCGCCGAGCCTGACGTTCGTCATGCCGTAGAAGTTCGGGACCACGATATTGGCCGAGTAGAACAGCAGCCGCTGCCAGAACGGCGGCGCGCTGGTGTGCATGAGGTCGGTGAGATTGGTGCCGGGGATCATGTAGCCTCGGGTCACGACAGCACCGCTCTCGTGCCCGCAGCCGGCGAGGTGGCCGATCTCGTGCGCGAAGACCCATTCGTTGGCACCGTTGCACCGGTCGACATCGCAAGCCACGAAGGCGTCCGACTGGCTGCGGGACGGCTGGTTACCGGCGATGCCGGTGTTGAACTGGCCCTCGCCATAGTCGGCGATCAGGACCACAACGTCGCCGGCCCACTTGTTGCGCTGGGTGTGCACCACGTCGAGCTTGCCGTCGCCCACGGCGATGATGCGGTCGATGTCGGTGTAGAGGTCGGTCTCGCGGTAGGAGCCGAACTTGTAGAGCCCGGCGACGCTCACGGTATGCCCGGCCTGAGATGTCAGCAGCGCCCGGTTCGTGTTCTCCATCATGCGGCTGGCGTAGTATGCCACCGAGCCGTGGCTCGCGATCATCTTGGCCTCGGCCTTTGCCGTGTAGGTCACGAGCACGCGGATGTCCGCGGCCTGGACTGGCGCGGCGAAGAACAGGGCGGCGAGGGCCACCGCAATCGTCTTGAGCATCATCCCATCCCGCGTGGTTGCGATGCTGCCCGCTAACCCGCGCGAGTTCCTGGAACTGCCGATTCCGCCCCGGGCCGACCCACCCCCGATCGACCCGAAGATGAACTTGCGCAATCCGGAAATCCGGCCCGATTTCTTGCGGATCGACCCCGCACCCTACATCGGCCTGCCCTATCGGCGCGGCGGCCGCGAGCGCCCCGCGGTGGACTGCTGGGGCCTAGTCCGTTTGGTCTATGCCGAGCAGCTCGGGATCGAGCTCGACCCGCACGGCGACACCGTGGGCGTCCTGGGCCAGATCGCGGCCGAGGCCCGGGCCTGGATTCCGGTCCCGGCATCCGAGCTGCGGACCGCCGACGTGCTGCTGCTGCGCAGGATCGGCAGACCGTTCCACGTCGGGGTGGTCATAGACCCTGGCCTGCTCCTGCACACAGACGAGGGTCATGACGCAGTCCTGCAGCCCCTCGCCCGTATCGCGGACCGGTTCCAGGGCTACCGCCATCCAGGGCTTGTCCCTGGGCGCCCTCCCGCTCTACGTCAGCCATAGGCCGCACCCGTTCGACCTGCGGGCGGTCCGGGTGGAGCTGCCCTACGGGCTCACGATCGCCGAGATCCTGGAGGTCGCCTGCGCCGACCCCGCGCTGCGCCGGACCATGTCGGTCAGGATCGCCGGCCACGACATTCCGGCCGCCGTCTGGCATCGGGTCAGGCCCAAGCCCGGCGTGCTGATCGAGGCGGTGCCGCTGCCGCTCGGTGGCGACACGCTGCGGACGATCCTGATCATCGCCGTCGTGGCTGCTGCGATGGCTGCCGGTGCCTGGATCGCCGGGCCGGCGCTGCTGGGTGCCACCGGGGCCACCTTCACCTTCGCGTCGGCCGGCATCGGCGGCGCCCTGACCCTGGGCGGCATGCTGGCCCTCAACGCCCTGATCCCCCCGGCCAAGCCGCAGATCGACCAGCCGACCACGACCAGCCCCACCTACGGGATCGAGGGCGCCCAGAACTCGGCGCGGATCAACGCCCCGGTCCCGGTCGTCATGGGCGTGCACAAGGTCGTGCCGTCCCTGGCCGCCCCGTGGACCACGCTCCTCGACGACGACGACGAGTACCTCTACGGGCTCCTGTGCTGGAGCGTCGGCCCGGCCTCGGTCTCCTCAATCAAGATCGGCGACACCCCGGTCGAGAACTTCCAGGGCGTGCAGCTCGAGCACTATCTGGGCGACACCACGACCAGTCCGACCTTCACGCTCTACCCCTCGCAGGTCACGATCACGGCGGTCTCGGCCCTGCTGCTCAGCGGCCGGCGCCAGGTGCGCCAGACCGACACCGACACCGACTACGCCATCCTCGAGTTCCAGTTCCGCGAGGGCGCGATCAAGCTCTCCGATTCCACGGGCGACGAGCTCGGCGTCACGATCACCCTGCGCTACCGCTACCGCCTGGTCGGCGCCGGCACCTGGAGCGCCGAGACCGAGACCAACGTCGCGGGCAAGCAGGCCAGCCCCAAGCGCACCGCGCGCCGGATCGCGTTCCCCAGCCGCGGCCAGTACGAGATCGAGGTCTGGAGGGTCACGGGCGATACCAGCAGCAGCTCGATCAACGACAAGCTCTGGTGGGAGAACATCAAGTCGGTGAACTACGACCCGCCGGTGCGCAAGTGCCAGGGTCTGGTCCTCACCGCGATCAAGATCAAGGCGTCGAACCAGCTCTCGGGCGTGATCCGCGACCTCAACGGCATCGTCACGTCCTACCGCCCGGCGTGGAACGGCTCGGCCTGGATCTACGTGCCGACCTCGCAGCCGGCAGCCCTGTTCCGCGGCCTGCTGCAAGGCAACAGCCTCAAGCGGCCCGTGCCCGACGACGAGATCGACCTCGCCCAGCTCCAGTACTGGGCCACGGTGACGGAGCCGGCTCAGCAGTACTGCAACTTCGTCATCGACCGGGACCTGAGCGTCTGGGAGGCGCTCTCGATCATTGCGGCCACCGGCCGGGCCACGCCGACCAGGATCAACGGCAAGTGGTCCGTCGTGATCGACGAGCCCAAGGGCGTCCCGGCCCAGATGTTCACCGCCCGGAACTGCCGCAACTTCATGGCCCGGCGCATCTTCGCCGACGAGCCCCACGCCCTGCGGGTGCAGTTCGTCGATGCCGGGGCCGGCTACACGACCCAGACCCGCGACGTCTACTATGACGGCTACGACGCCAGCACCGCGACGGAGTTCGAGGAGGCGGAGTTCCCCGGGGTCACCAACGCGGACCAGCTCTGGCGCATGGCCCGCTGGCGCATGGCCGAGGGCAGGCTCCGCGCCGAGGCCTACACGTTCGAGACGGACTTCGAGCACCTGATCGCCACCCGCGGCGACCTCATCATGGTGCAGCACTCGGCGCCGCTCTGGGGACGCTCGGCCGGCCGGATCAGGCGCGTGCTGCTCAATGCCGGCGGGCTCATGGAGGCCCTGGAGCTCGACGAGGCGGTGGTCTTCGACGGCGCCGGCGACTTCGTGATCCGGATTCGCCTGTCGAACAATGCCCAGATCGTGCTCGATATCACCGAGCCCGTCGGCGAGACCCGGATCGTCTTTGTCGAGCCTCCGGTCGCCAACAGCTTCGTGATCGCACCGGGCGACCTCTACGTCATCGGCCTGCAGGACGAGGAGGCGGTCAAGCTCCTGATCCGCGGGATCGAGCCGATCGGCGACCTCGCGGCCCGGATCACCTGCGTCCCGTACCACCCGGCGGTCTACACGGCCCACCTGGGCACCGTGCCGGATTGGGACCCCAACATCACGGCGGTCCCGGGCCAGGAGGCGCCGATCATCCGGGGCGTCACGTCCGGGGATGCCGCCGGCGTGCGAAACGCCGACGGCTCGCTGACCATGCGCGCGCTGGTCCTGCTGTGGGACGACGGCACCCGGCCCCTGGCGACCCTGTCCGGGGTCGACGTCGCGTGGAAGCGGCTCGACGACGAGGGGCCGTTCAACATCATCCAGGCCCCGCCGGAGGCCACCACGGTGGCTATCGTCGGTGTGCCGGTCGACACCACGCTGCGGATCAACGCGCGCTACCGCTTCTCGACCGGGCGCCTGGGCCGGTGGGGCTCGGAGGTCCAACCCTACATCGCACCGCCCACCATCCCGCCGGCCGACGTCAAGGGCCTGATCATCGACGGGCTCTACCTGCGCTGGATTCACGCCTCGGGCGGCGATCACAAGGGGTTCCTGATCAAGTGGAGCCCGGTCGGCGGGCAGCCCTGGGAAGAGTGCGAGGACGTCACCGACCAGGCCGTCACCGCGACCGAGTTCCCGACGGCCGCAATCCCGGACGGCGCGCGCCAGATCCTGATCAAGGCGGTGACGATCCACGGGGTCCAGAGCGTCAGCCCGGCCAGGGCCACGGCCGAGGCCGGGTTCGCCTTCAGCCGCATCGACGTTGGCAACGACAGCCTGCGGACCCGCGGCTTCCCCGGCACGGTCGTCAATGCGGTCAAGATCGGCGGCGAGCTGCGCGGGCTCGACAACTCGCTGTTCCTGGACGGCGGCGGCCGCTGGCTGGTCCCGGAAGGTGCCGACTGGCTGGAGCCCAGCTGGGCCGAGGTCACGTACATCTGCAACGTCTACACGCCGACCACGCTGCTGCGCACCGACCGGATCTACCTGGACTACGACATCCAGGGCGATTTCAAGCTGGCCTACCGGTGGGGCACGGCCGACCTCGCGTTCGCGGCTTTCGTCGATCCGGTCCCCGACGGCCTGCTGACCGGCAACTTCAACGATCCGGTGGGCAGCTCGGTCGACGAGGAGGTGCTGCTGGTCTGGCGCGCATGGCGCCAGGGCATCCCGGCCTTGCCGAATCAGCCCCTGCAACTGCGCTGCATCATCGCCGGCGGCGGCACCGTCCAGCCCCTGATTCGCGAGCTTCGGCTGCGGTTCGACGCCGAGGAAATCCAGGAGACCTTCAGCAATCTCCCGATCGGCCCGGCCAGCACCTTCGTACCCAAGCAGCGGACGTACCGCAAGGTCGCCTACGTTCTCGGCAGTATCACCGCCCCCTCCACGGCTACGACCTTCGTCGTCGACGGCAAGGCGCCGAATGCTATCCGCGTTCGGCTCACCAATGCCGCCGGCGCCGACGTCGCGGGGTTCGCTGACGTCCGCATTGGAGGCGGTTGATTGAGCGCTCGCGCAACCCTGCCGGCCGGCGTCCTGTGGGCCGAGGAGCCGCGCACCCCGTCCCTGGGCGTGGCCTATTCGGTCTGGGAGGCACTCTACGGGGTGCAGATCGCCGAGCAGGCCGCACCCGACGAGATCACCCTGGTCGAAGGCGTGGCGTCGCTCGCCACCTCGGCGCAGGCCCGCCTGCTGCCGCAGATCGCCGACACGCCCGACGAGCTCGACCGGATCGACCTCAGCACGGTCGGCCAGGGTCGCGTGGTGCGTCTGTCGTGCGGGACCTTCACCGACGAGAGCGGCTCGGCCGCGATCACGATCCGCCACCGTGCGGGCGGGATCATCAACAGCGGCGAGTTCGTCCTGGCCGACGAGGCCGACATTGTCCTGCAGGACCCGGCCGAGTGGCTGATGGTGCAGCGCATCGGGAGCCAGTTCTGGCAGATCAGGCCGATCGGGTCCGGGCGGATCTCCCGGCTTTCGCAGAACCTCGACATGCAGGGCTATGCCGCGTTCGGGGGCAGCTACTTCGTCGATAGCCACGCGAGTTCGGCGCGGACCATCACGACCGACGACCGCGGCAAGGAATTGGTGAACACGGTCTCCTGCGTCTACACGCTGCCGATGGCACAGCCGGCATCCTCGGCGTTGCAGTGGGCCGTGGGCGACTTCGTCCTCTTCCGTCAGGAAGGCCCGGCCTGCTCGTTCCGGACCTCGCTGGGCTCCACGCCGCGCAACCTCGACAATCACGACCGCGGCCGCGGCGTCGGCTCCAAGATGGAGTGCGAGCTGATCCGGGTCTCGCCCACGTTCCTGTGGGCCCTGGTCGGCCAGACCCAGAGTGCGGGCTCGGGGCCGGCGCCGGTCGAGCGCGTCTATGCCCATGTCGCCAGCGCCAGCACGATCACGACTGACGCCGCGTCGACCGCCTGGAAGAACGCCCAGGCGTTGGTGCACACCCCGGGCTCGAACGAGCGCTGGCTCTACCTCGCGCACTGTGGCTTCAAGTCCAGCAACTCGCAGAGCAACACCGGTGCGGAGCTGCGATTCCAGCGGGCGGAGATTACGGGCGGGCCGCAGCTCGGCTGCCCGCGCTACACGGCCCACCAGGATGCGCCGCTGCTGATGACGGCTGCCGCCTATGGCGTGAGCCCCGGGTCCCAGACGCTGAACATCGACGTCAAGGTCGGGAACGGCACCTATGCCGCCTCGGTGTTCTCGCCCGCGATCATCGGCATCCGACTCGCATCGGACGAGTTCCTGAGCCAGGCCGCCGGCTCCGCGAACAACGTCACCAACACGACCTATGTCGACTTGATCACGATGACGGAGACCTTCGCGGCGGACGATTACTACTTCTTCGTCTGGGGCGACTACGGCTCGGTGAATACCCTGGGCGTCACCGTGGCGGTCGAGGTCGACGGCGTGCTCCGCCATGAAAAGGCGATCGGCCGCAACACCGGGCTCAATGGCTACTTCGGCTTCGTGATCCCGGCCACCTTCACCTCCGGATCGAAGACGATCAAGCTGAAGGTGAAGGGCAACGGCGCCTACAACTCGACCATCCAGAACATGGGCATCTGCGCGCTCCGGAAGGCCAACTTCAACGACGTGGCCGCAGCCAACAGCCCCACCGGCGTGACCACGACCGCCACGGCCTATCAGGACTTCACCACCGTCTCCAAGTCGCTCACGAGCGGCTGGGACTACCTGGTGCTGGCGGACCTCGACACCAAGCTGGACGTCGAAGGCAGCTCGCCAAGCGTCAAGGCGCAGATGGTGCGCAACGGTACCCGCGTCGGCAGCGAAAGCCGCACCGTGCCTCGGGCCGCCAATGAATACGCCCCGGTCACCTTCGGGGCCATGGCCGTGCTGGTGAAGTCGCTCGAAGAGGACACCTTCGCCTTGCAGTACGCGAGCGGCCGAACCACGGACACGGCGGACGTCAAGGAAGGGACCGTGCTGGTCCTGGCCTTGGCGCCGACCGCCTGATGCTCACCGTACCCATCGCTGCCATCGTCGGCACCGCGGGCGCGCGCGGCACCCCACCCACGCCAGAGCTGATCTGCGTCGGCGAGACCATCCGGATGCGGACCACCGATCCCTCGACGGTGAGCTTCAACCCGGTGCTCAACGACGTGACCAACGACGGCGCCACCGTCGACATCGTCAGCCTGGACCCCCTGGCGGCGACGGTCGGGACGGTAGGCCGCACCGGCAACGTCGTGACGTTCACCAAGGCCCCGGGATACGCCGGGACCTTCGATCTGATCTATCACGCGCGCTCGAGCACCGGAGCTGAGGCCGACGGCATCATCAGCTTCATCGTCGACGGCACCACCAGCGTCGACTTCGTCACCGGTGTCGCTGATACCCTGGACATCGAGATCGGGGCCACGACGCGCGACTTCGACGTGCTCGCCAACGACACCGGCAGCGGGCCGATCGAGATCACTCCCGGCAGCATCGTACAGCCGACCGGCGGGCCGACGCTCAGCATCGTGGGCGGGATGCTGCGGGTGACCCGGAACTCGGCGGCGATCGGCAGCTATGCCGGCGGCTCCTATCGGCCGCGGCTGGTCTCCGGTGCGGTGACTGCCTCGCCGGTGGCGCTCACCGTACGCGTGGTCTCGGCCACCGTCGTGGCGCCAGACTTCACCGTGGTGGTCCCGATCACCGCGGCATCGCCGTTCCCGATCGACGCCCTGGCGCGCTGCAGCGGCTCCGGCCCGATCGAGCTCCACCCCACGGGGTTGATCGCGCCGACCGGCGCCAGTGACACCGCGGCGATCGTCAGTGGCAAGATCAACTACACCCGCGGCACGACTCCGGTCGGCGTCTACACCATGGGCTACAAGGCCCGGCTGGTCGCCACGCCCTCGATCG